AAGTTTTGCACTCTGTACAAGACTGCTGATTTGTGTTCTAAATGTATTGCTGTCAGATATACCAGAAAGAGCCACGGGATTGAATATAAATTCAACAAACCCGTTAAATTTCTGGCGCGGGGGCGTAGAGTTTGGTTTAAACCTATCAGCATTTCGCCAATTGCGAAAAAATATTTTTCGATAGGTATCACCCCCGGCCATAAATTTCTCCTATAACAATATAGTGCTATGCACTAATATTATTAAATAAACCTGGTCCAGTTTCTGGCATTGGAGCCTCAGTAGATGCTCTTCCGTTAACATCATTCTCACCAGCAAGATGTAATGCATTATCAAATCTAATTGTTAATGTAATCAACTGTGGTTCGTTTGTTGAGTAATCACTATCACCGTACTGTACATTTTGCAAGAAGCATCCTTCGCAATACCAAGTTTCAGTTGAACCTGCGTTTACGCCGTCAAGTACTTCTACTTGTAAGTCAAATTTAAAGTCATTAGCTGCTGCAGGTGCTGTTTGTTGGTAATGATTTACCTGACGCTGTACCTGCTTACCTACTAATTTTGCAACACTATTTTGAATATCGTCTCTGATAGTAACATCAATAGTGTTCCACGTGTGCTTGCCTTGTAAATATACTTTACTGTTATAACTGTGTACTTCTACTTCATCTACTGTTATGCTAGGGCGTTGAACACTTTGAACATTTTGTGTAAGTTCAACTGATCTAGACGCTCCACCGAATGATCCAATAAAGTTTACTCTAAATCGATATTTCAGTTTTGGCATTATGATGCCAGTACCGGAAACAGCCGAGTCCTCTAATGGTACACCAAATTTATTTTTAGTGGTTATTGTTGCCATATTGTTCTCCTACGAACTTATTTACTATACGAATATTTATCAAATGTTGACGAAAAATATTAACTCTAGTTTTAATTTTAGTGCAAATAAAAAGAAAGGGCAGTGTGAGCTGCCCTTTCTACCCCTGGATTTCTCCAGTTCGATCCTAAGGTATTGGATCTGTTTAGCCTGTTGAACCCAATGTGTTCTGGATTCTGATCGGGATGTAGATAAATTCTACAGCCTTAACAGGTTGTATTGCGATATCAATATGCAACTCGTTGCGATCGATTCTAGCAGGTGTGTTATTTGTGCTATCACACACTGTTACGAAGTCGTATAGGCCACGTTGTGTTACAAGTTCGCCTAAGAATCTATCAACAACCACTTTAGCGTTAGTACGAGTTACTGAATCGTTTGGCTCAAAGAGGAATGGCTTAACTGCATCGTCAAGTATTTCTCTGATGTATATAACCAAGCGTGATACATTAACACGATCTAAAGCACTTGATGTTGCATTAAGAGTTTTTTGACCAAAAACATTGATACCTCTACCCGGGAATGAAGCTATTGGATTAACTTTATTCAAGTAGTAAGTATCGCGCTGGCCTTCGTTAAGTGCTACAGGTACAAACTCACCTTCTGCTGCATCTAAATATCCAACACTTGTTGCATTGTTAACAACACCACGTTGGAAACCTGCAGGTGCAAACCATGGGAAAGCAACCTGGTCATTGTACGCATAAGTGCGTAATGCCATGTGTGAAGCAGGAACCATGATGTTTGTGCCGTCTAAGTTAGTTGTTAAAGCGTTTGGATAGTAAACAGCTGCCTGTGAACTTGCACTTACTAACCCGTCTTCGCCGTTTTCAACTGCTGTGCCTGAATTGGTTGCCCAATTTTTAACACTGTTTGCAGAAGCATTTAGACGTAAAGGTGGATCAATTAATGCAAACACAGTGTCTTTTCTATCAACACTTAATGTTAACATTTCGTCAGCTAGTTCTGGATATGCAGGAGCTGCAACGATATTAAAACGATTAGTTTCGTTACGAATATCATCATTTCCAGCTATAGCTGCTTGTAAAGAACGTGTTACAGCTTTACGCTGTGCTTTTCTTAACAATAAACCTGATCCATCAGCTGCATTTCCTGAGAAACTTACCCAAACATTACCAATAGATGTGCCACTGTATGAGTGGTTAACAGTGTACTGCTTGACGTTGCCGCCGGAAGCACGATAGTTCCATCCTAACATGCCTTGTGGATACAAACTAGCATCAGGTGCATCAGCATCTAAACTAGAGCTTGCACTTTGTCTAAAATCTGCAAACAGTATACCGTCTGGACTGCTCTGATCTGTTAGATCAACTAACTCCCAGTCTCCTGAAGCACGTTTGTAAAGTTTTAAGTTTTCAGTGTCACTGCTGTCTAACCAAACGTCTCCGTTTACTAATGAACTTGTGCCATCACTTTGTGTAGTAGGCTCAGTTGCTTTAGTTTGGAAATCATAAGTTAATGTTACCCATGTGCTACCATCATGTTCCAGCATATCTACATTTTGAGTACTAATATCTGCATCATACCATAAAGTTGCGTTTGCAGTAGTACCTGTAATTGCACTGGCACTTGGTGTGAGGTTGGCAGCCTCAAAATTACTGAATCTGTCTGAAGTTAAATTAGCATTTGCTAATCTAAACGTAACATTAGCAGTGTCGCCTTCAGCTAGGGTGATGTCTCTACCAGAGTTGTTAACCAATGTTACTTTACCACCTACGTTGCTTGCAGTTAATTGATTAGCAAACGTTGTTGTTACGTTTGCAGAAGAAATAGCTGTTTGAATATCAGCAACTAAATCGTCCACAGCAATGTTACCGTTAGTTTCACTTGTTAAGTAAACGTCAACTGGAGTTGATGAATTATTAACGTAAATTCTAAATGATACATTGCTTGCATCAATTTTACTGTTAGAAATAGCAGTGTCTGACAATGCGCTGGAACTCGCAACTGTTACAGTTGAACCACCGTTCCATTCATACATGGTGCCAAACCCAGTTGGAGAATTGCTTAATTCATAATAGTCAAACCATAACGCACCAGTGGTTAACGTGCCGTCTGTAGTATGCTGATCATATGCCTGTGCAGCAGTGTTTTTATAAACAACAGGTTTAGCTGTAAATTGCGAAGTAGCAGTAGAATATTCTTTAAGAGACAAGCTAGTACCATTGTTAGGTGTAGTAGTTTGAATAAAGATATCGCCACTGACCAGTGCGTTACCAGTATATCTAGTAGTCGGTAAGCTAGTATGAGCAGCGTATTGGAAATCTGTGCCGCCTTTAGCACTGCTCCAGCTGCTTCCGCCTATAGTATACCATGTACCAGATACTTTTTCATAAATGCTCACAGTACTTGTTGCAGCGCCTGCTGAATCAGTGTATACAACTGCATACTGTCCGTTGGTTCCGAATGCTGCTTTAGGTATGGTGTTAGCATAAACATCTGTGGATGCGGCTACTCTAACGTTTGCTTTTTCGCTTACCCATTTAGACCCATCCCATTTCTTGAGTCCCCAATTAGTGTTAGCAGTGTCCCACCATAATGCACCATTGGCAGGATTCGCTGATGGAGCACTTGCGCTTGATGCTAGTTGTGATAAATCAATATCTGCTCGTAACACATACGCTCTGTTTGAAATTCCTAAAAAGCTGTATGCTGCTGCAAGCCCGTATTCGTTTGTCTCATCGCCGTGTACTGGAGTACCGCCACTAGTTTTAAAACTAGGGTTACCGTAATTAGAGAGTAATTCTCTTTGGCTGGTGATGAGATATAGTTTATTTGCATTTGCCTTAGTTGTATAAGCTGCTGTGGAAGTTCCGTCTGGTGCTGTCTTATCTTGTGCTGTTGCAATCACAATAAGAGGCACTGTTCCTGCTCCGGCCGGTGCATAGAAACTTTCATCAGTTACGCTAATACTAACGCCAGGCGATACTAATGTTGCCATACTATTCTCCTAATATATTAAGATACGAATTATTCGTATGCTAATATTTATCAGAAAATAGGTATTATAGGGCGTTTAGGAAGTTAAACGGTATTAGGTGGTATTATACTATTTTAAGATCTGGATGCTGTAAGCATTTCTGTATTTCAGAAACTTTATTAGACAAATGATTGATGTCGTTATTGTTTTCTATGATATAGTCTACTGGATAGCCTGCCCAGTTCCATTCACTTTCGTGTATGTCTTTATACTTTGTGTTCATTATTTGATTAGCAAGTACGTTCCCTTCGTTGGCTTTTAATGCTGTTTCCCACCATTCGGGCAATTCTCCTCTTTGTATCCAAATAATCTTACCACCCATTTGCTTGATGAGTGTAAGTTCGTTAGTAAAACGTGCATCACTAACTACCACGCACGAAGAAGGTTTATTGCTACGCAGTCTATATTCTAAACTGTCTCGCCAAATGCCTTCATAAAAGTGATTTCTTAATACGTCTGTTCCAACAATCTGTAATGCTAGTCTAGGAGTAAAATTAGGAATTCCTACTTTTCTACTCCAAAACAAATCAGGTGTTTCTCTGAAAACTCGGCTTTCATCTGTATCACCTTCGAGTAAATGTCGTGGCCATCCAAAAATAGAGGATGTTAGATCTTTGAGGGGGGCTGCAAAACTATCTTCTACGCAACCATGTGATACAAACATACTAGCAACAGTGCCTTTGCCGCTGCCAATGAGACCTACTAGTCCTAAAATCATGTGTGTTAACCTATTACAAAGCCCAAAGGCATATTGCCTTCTTCCATATTGTGTATTGATTCTTTTAGTTTTTCTAAATCTTCACGTGCTTCTGTTTTTAATGTTTCGCCGTTTAACTGGATAGCACCGCCGGCACCGGGTAACCCGCTGGTATATTTGCTTCTTGCTTCTCCCAGCATTAGTTTAGCTTGTGCAAGTGCATAGTAAGCAAGCCATGGATTAGCATATACATCTTTAAGCAGAACACTTTCAGGAATAAAGTTATAAACACCAACCATAACTTCTTCTTCGTGCTGTATGTTGCGTAAAATTTTTAATATTTTAGTATTTTTATTCCAGAGAAAGTTGTATTCACTGCCAAACACACGACCAATAGTTTCTTTGTATTG